ATCTCGTATCTCTTCTTGACTTTGTTCAGCTTCCTATAGAACCTCATAAGTATGCCCTTGCGGAGCAAGATACCGTAGTGATTCTGTTTGAAGCCAACATAGTCTATACAACGATCATCGACCGGGAAGATCTGCCAGTTCGGTTTTATCTCCAGTTTCAGTTCCGAAGCCAAGTAAAGCCCCATCATGTCAAGTATGAAATGCAGTGCTTCCTTGCTGGAGCAAAGGACTACTATATCATCCATATATCGGTAGTAGTATATCTTCACCCCAAATTTCGCCATCACCATTCTTGCAAGATCTTCTTTCACCCAGTGATCGAAGTATGCGAGGTATAGGTTGGCAAAATACTGGCTTGTGAAATTACCTATTGGCAAACCGATTGTTTTACCGTTGCTATCTATAATTCTATCCAACAGCCAAAGCATCTGATCATCCGCTATGGTGTAACGGATTATCCGCTTCATAGATGCGTGATCCACATTGTCGAAATACTTTCTTATATCTATCTTCAAGCAATACTTAGTGCCTTTCTTATCCAGCATCATATCCCTATGCAGATCTTCCATGCACTTGTGTACGCCTCTGCCTTTGATACAAGCGTAAGTGTTTGACGTGAATATGTGCGTCCAATGTTGCCCAAGCACATTGATAACGCAATGGTGGACTATACGATCAGGATAGAAAGGTGCAATCATAATCAGCCTTTCTTTCGGCTCATATATAGTCTTAGTCTTGTATTCTCCCGGCTGGTAGGTCATATTCCTTAGCTGGAAATACAAATCTGTCAGGCACTCAATAATGTTATTGTTGAACTTCCGTATCTCTGTACGATCGCCCTTGCCTTTCTGTGCATTATATTGCGCCCTAACGAGGTTTGCGGATTCGTAGATAAGAGGATAGATATTCTTTAGCTTCTTGCTTTGGGATATATAGAGGCTACCAGTATCGCCAATATAATATCCGCAATCCTCCATATCACTATAGCCGTTAAACATCGTATCGCTACTGTAACATAATCCGTATTCTGTCTTTATCAAGCCCATTGTGCCGTTGGTCTAAATCGGAGCGTTCAATTACTTACTAACACCGTTTTAATTCGTCTTTTTTTACCAGCTACCAGCAGTGCCGATAGCCCCTGTGTGGTAAGGTCATGGTGATCACAGTTATATCTTGTAAAGTTGAAACCACGGTAAAAGCGGAAACCAATGTTCGCATTCGAGTTCGAGGAGCGATTATTCGTATTCAGATAACCGAAACCCGCATTCGCACCATTATTCGCATTCCCAGCGAGCAGAGCACCACCTATCACCATCAACCTGTTTATTCTCATTTCTTTCTCAATTCACGTTCGCAAAAAAGCCCCCGTGTACCGCCGCTTTGCAGTCCGTTAAAAACGGCACAAGCGGAAACCAATGTGCGCATACGAGTACGAGGAGCGATGATTCGTATACAGAAACCCGAAACCCGCATGCGCACCATCAGACGCAAGCCCAGCGAGCAGAGCACCATACCAGCCCGGAGAAGCCCAGCCGGAATCATCTACACAAGTGTAGAAATAATCACAGCCACCAGCAGCGGCAGAACCACCTACCGTTTCAGGGAAAGCATAGCCCTTGCTTGAATGGGCGAACTGTAGGATATATCCATCATTGCGTGGCAATTCAGTGATAGCCTCATAGCCATCTGGCACGGAAGTAGCGGAATCGGAGTGTGAAGTGAATTTGGTAGGATCTTCACAGACATAGGCGATAGAAACATCTGACTTGTGCCAGATAAGCACATCATCCGCAAGATACCAAAGGTATTCATAAGGCACTTCCAATCCACGATAAGAAGTAACCTGTACCGTCTTATCGCCACCAGTCCAGCCCTTGATCACATAAGGCACTCTGCCAGTATTGTTGCCCAGCGTTGCAGTCACACCGCAAGGAATGAAAGGCTTATAGCCGCCCCAAGTGTTCCACTCCGTACCGTTCACAGCCGTACCGTTGCCCAGTCCGCCTTGATGATAGCCATCAGCGGTAAGAGTTTCATTGTAGGCATCCTGACAATGCAATGAAGCATACTCCAGCCTCTGCAACCAAGCGATTTCATTGTACACACGGTACACGCCCAAGTGAGTGCCATTCTTGCAAGCGGCACGGGCTGTTACCTTAGAGATAGAAGTGCGAGGCATACCAAGCATGGAGTTGTAAGTGCCATCTTTGGCAGCATCTCCAGAGCCAGAACCACCCCTGTAGTTGGCAGCATTGGCGGTCAGCTTCACATAGCCGCTTGCATCACGGGCGATATTGTCACCGTCCCAAGTGAGGAAACAGCCGGAAACGGCTTCATTCGTATCAATCTTGATAGTAGCAAACCACGGAGATACCGTTTTGCGCTCCATCTTGACAAAGCCCGGCAAAGGATATTCAGAGTATGCACGAATCCACTTTGTACCCTCAATCTCCAGCCTGAAATAATACTCTGGCTTCTCCAGCATCACATTACCGTCCGTGCTGTCAATCACAGCGGCAGCACCGCTGTCTTTCTTACGGCTGTCATTCGGATGCAAGTAGTATTTTACCGATCCGTCCGGATTCTCAACGAAGCGTTTCAGTTTCGCCTGAATCGGAAGCGTCTTGTGCAAGTCCAGATTACCAACTCTTTTGAGCTTGTAATCACGGCTTGTAAAATCTCCCTCTATTCCGTACCACATATCATACGGATATTGCGGTTTCGTGTTACCGCTACCTAACAAAAGTCCCATATCAGTTGTTTCTAATGATTTCACCTGCACCCCAATAAATCTCATACTTCTGCAAGTCTATAGCGTTTGGGGCAATCTCCACTATAGCCGCTGGTGTCCAGTCGCCAACTGGTACTGGTATGTTGCCAAACGAAGTATCACAGATCAGCTTGCAATTCAGAAGCGTATCGGTAGCCATTTCCGTTGCGCTCTTGCTGCGCACATAGACCGAAAACGGCTTGCCGCCAAGATTGAATCCCTTGCTAAGATCCGATACTTGCCCTTTGGCTAACACTCTAAGGCTGTACATGTCATTATCCATAATTCACCAAGTTAATTTCTAACTGCAAATATACTTATTTATGTGTTCCTCAAACACACTTTTAGACGAAAAAATATGCCCTCAAACCATTATACACCTCCTTTCCATATAAGATAGATTACTAAGGCTTGCAAGATTTGACCTACCAATCCGCCTAACAGCGTGGCAATGAGATCCAGCCAGTCCCATTTGCCACCATAGGCACGATCCTTAAACTCCATACCAGCCGCCAATCCTGCCACAAACAGAATCGTCAGCAAAAACGCACATGGTATAGCATACACCAAATGCTTTGTCCTGTTACTCTCTTTTAGCCAGTTCATAGTTATACTATCAAAATTTGTATTGCCATTCTGGAGCTAAGATTATAAACTCACAACTTCCGTCATTCCTTGTTGAATCGTCAGAAGTCCAAACATCGAAATATGTTGTTGAAAGAGCCATAATAGTACCCTTTACTGGTGAATCAGAGTTGTTATACACAGTTCCATATCCAGTTAGCATTACCCTATATCCAGAGGGTATATTGGAACTCGAAAATGAAACCCTATATTTACCCTCTGCTTGTCGTGATACCGAAAGAATGGAAGTGATAGACTTTCCATCCCACCAAGTCCCACTTATCGAAGCTCCTGAATTAGTTCCACTAATCCTGCCTATTGCCAGTATAAGAGGATGTCTGCCTTTTGCTCCAGAGGTAACAAAATCAGTCCATGCGAAACGGCTTGTTATTTCCCATCTTCCTTTTCTTACCGTTGATGTTGATCCGGGCAATTCAAAACAAGTCATTTCTACTATTTCTTGAGGTCTTACTAAGGCGTAATAATCAAGAACGCTACTTGAAAATCCTGCCTCTGCTGTAAAACTATATACTCCAATTTGGTAATTGCCTTGACCATATTCTCCACTGTTGTACAGTCGGCACACTTTACCAATATCATCCATATCTTGCCCCATAGATATAGTTTTTAAGCTTGTTGTCGCTGGAAGATAGAATATATTCACATCAGAGAAAACACCAGACCAGCCAGTAGATAACTGCATTGTTCCCTGCAAACGTACTTCTCCGTTCACACCGTCCAGATATATGCTGCCATTCTGGGCTTCCAGTCGGTTGTTTCTGAATACCCATCCTGCTATGTTGGCATTTTCAGCCAGAAGCAAGTTGGTAGCCACGCTCTCGAATTGCGCACCGAAAGGATTCCACTTGCTTGTATTGGTAGGCACGACACCCGAAAAAGTTCCGGCATCAATACGGGCGATATAGAAAATTCCGTTGTACTTCACTACATCAAGCCTGTACTTTGTACCATAGTAGGTTTTGGAACTGTTGTATGTGCCTTGATATACCGCTGCCGGGCTTTCTCCCTGATCGCCTTTTTCACCCGGATCACCAGTTTCTCCCTTTCCACCTGTTACACAGATAGCCGCTGTAGTGGTAGAAGTGCCGTTGGTATAGGTGATAACGGATCTCGTCCAGATATACCAGCCATCTTTCCAAGTAGGTCTGGTGGTACTCCATGAGCCGCCAGTTTGCGAAGTAGGGCTGCTGGATAGGTAGTATTGCTCCACAATGGATTTCACGCCCACGCCAGTAGAGCCAGTTGCACCCTTGCCGCCAGTGATACAAACAGCCTTAGTGTATTCGGTAGATCCATCGGTAAGCACGGTTTTTGTCCTTGACCAGATATATTTCCCATCTTCCCACGCTGGAGCGGTGGTTTGCCAGCCGCTTGTAGGTGCTGTAGTGTTGGAAGAGCTTTTGGCATACTCCACATCAACGGTGTTTATACCTACACCGTCCTTTCCATCGTAAGGATTGATACGGAAAGGGGTACACCAGTTCTGTACCAGTTTGTCGCTTGCTCCGCTCTTATCCTTGCCTATGTCAGTAGCCGATAATGCACCGTCATAAAGCCTTATGTTGTCATAGAACACGGAAGATCCAAACATATTATCATCGTACATGGAAAAGCCTACCACCTCTTCATTTATGCTGCCTGTCTGCACCAGAGATCCATTAATGAATATAGATACCGTTCTGTCATTGAAACGCAAAGCAACATGAAACCAAGTGTTCTTTGACACGGTTATGCTCTTCTCCACATAGTCCCTGCCATTGTAGCCGTTCAGCATCCACCGTATGAGCGTCTGATCCGTTTTCATCCAAAAACAGAGCGTGAAACTTTGACCAAACGGAAGATCCCAATTAATCTGACACTCCGCATTGTCGCTAAGATCAACGGCATATCGGCTACCGTCTTGCACAACGGAAGCACCATTTTTCAATGCCCCAGACACGCCATGCCCGGTAATATCCAGAAGCGTAGTTTCCCCTTGCTGCACGGGAATATCAAACACTTTCTTATCCGATAGCCCGGACTTCTTAGCCATCGTACACCACAAGTATTCCAGATTCCCAACGGTCGGCATGGTTGTACTCCACCCAGCCGGATTTTCGGCATCAGCATCCAGAGCCGGAGGTGAAACGGTAGATCCGTTTTTGGCATACCTGTATTCATAGTATTCTCCAGTGGTTGCATCGCTACCAGCCGCACCGCTTTCACCCTTGATCAAACTCCAAGTGTAATCAGTGGGGTTGTCGCTGTCTTTCTGTATGAAGTCCACATATTGCCCAATGTATGCGCCCGGCTCTTCACCGTTGTTTGCAGTGAATGACAAGCCCCCGTTATCGCTGTACTTGATATGCAGATAGGAAGTCTTTCCATCCTCACCATTTATGCCCGGCAATCCGTCCTCACCATTGAAGCCCTTGAATCTTGCCCATGTGTATTTTTTCGGGTCGTTGCTATCAGCTTGCGTATAGTCCACATAAGTACCTATGTAGTCAGACGGAGTTTCGGTCATTTGTGAGGCACTGGTTGGATTTTGCACGGAGGAGTATTTGATATGGAAATAGCTTGTCTTTCCATCTGCACCCGGAACACCCGGCAAACCATCATCCCCCTTAAACTTGCTCCAAACATAATCTTTCGGATTTGTGCTTTCTGTAGCCGTTTCCTTGTTGGTGGCAATACCTATGTACTTCGTTGAATCTTTCGGTTGCTGGTACATCGGGTTTCCATCGGCATTGTCAGAGTAGGCAATCCAAGTATAAAGTGTTTTTCCATCCTCGCCCGGCTCTCCCGGAACACCGTCCTTGCCCATAATGTCAGACCACTTGTAATCCTTTGGATCGTTGCTTTCGGTCGCTGTTTCCTTGTTATATGCAAAACCTATGAAGCCTTTTCCAGTAGGGTTGTCAGAGATACCGTTTCCGTTTTCATCATCGGCATACCTTATCCATGTATATGTGGTTTTTCCGGGTAATCCGTCTTTACCGGGTAAACCATCATCGCCTTTCTGTCCCTGCTGTCCTTTGGCTACAACTTCCCAATAAGTCGTATTGGTTGGCTTCACTCCCTTTGTAGGGTTGGGGTATATGTATCGGTAGGTGCAAGTTTCCACACCGTTGCTGTAGCTTACCTCATCGCCTTTGTAGTACACATAATCATCACGGTATGCACCACGATACACACCGATAAACGAAACATCGCCCGAATCACTAAGCAAGCGTACATTGTGCAAGGTGAGCTGTTTCAGTGCCGTTACATTCCAGTCTATAGAACTGGTGGCATCGCCTATCCTGAATTTGTTCCCGTCCAGATCCAAATAGCACTCTCCATCACTGGTTACAATAGTTCCCGTTGTGATAGTCTTTCCGTTGATACGGGTAAATCCGTAAGTGGTTACAAAGTCACGGAAATTATCATCAGGATAGAGCGAACTAATGATACCTATCTGGAAATAGTAGTTGTTCGGATCTTCGGCAGGCTCAAACTTGTATGGTGTCTGCGTAACGACAAACACGCCATTCGTGCCAGTCTTGCTACACTTCGCAAACACATAGTAGCCGCCTTGCTCCGATAGGGTAACGCTCAATTCGCCTAAAGTCCATTGCTTTATGGTGGTTTCGTCTATGGTAAGGTGAGCCAGTATGCCAGAAGAAGCATCAAACCTGTTGGCATTGCCGTTTACATTGGCTTGCATAACAACTCCGATCAAAACAAACTGCTGGCTCTTTGAGCCAACGGTAAGCATATTCGTATCAATGGAATTAGGACGTATGTTTTCCGGGTCAAAATAACCGTCCGTGTCATACACCATATTCCTTAGCTCTTCGGTCGTGCGCCATCCCCTACGGGCTTTGCTCAAATCTTTCAGGCGGTTTGCCTCTATGATCTTGTTATGCTCTATCACATCTATCACCGTCTGCTGGCTTATGGATATGGTGGTAGTGTCGGATAGGGTAAGGCTGTAATCGTGATCCACAAGCAAGTTACGGCTTATCTTCTGGATTCTTATGCTCTTCTCCACACCGAAACGCACATCACGCACTGGCACATAGTCCCCAACCTTGAACACGCTGGTTTCGCTATCATCCGGCATATTCTCCAAAAAATAGGAGCGGTCAAAGGTCAGAGCATACTGCACTCTGGACTGTGTGCGTGGCTTGAAATCATCATACCCGGCATACCAAAGATCTTCTTCCGCATTATCCTCATAGGACTTTGGCAGATTTATATCCGTGATCTTATAGCTGTTTCCAACCTCAATGCGGAAAGCCTCATTGTCGGTGGTGGGTATGGTCAGCCCTCGTTTGTCAGTGAAAGGTATGATCGTGAACTTCTTAGCCGAATGGTCATATCCTCCATCTGCTTTTACTTCAAACTGTTGTCCGGCAAGCCTGCCAGTTATGAATGTGATTTTTGCCGTTACGCCATTGATAAGGTACTTTGTCCCGTTTTCGTCCTTTTCGTTCAGGTCGAAATCCATTGTATCATCAACGAATGAGTTTATATCATCCTCAACAATGGCAGTAACCTTTCCTGTACGCTTTGGGAAAATATCATCATATTGTTCGCTATCCTCTTCGCTGCCTATCTCCTGCGCCAGTTCCGCATCCTCAATATAACGCTTGGTATCATCATCAATACCGATCATTTCACTGTTTGCCGGGATAACAGTACCGTCAGACAACGTATGCTCATTCTTATTCATACGCTTTGGGTAAGGAAGTTGCAAGCGTTCTGAATAGTCCCTGTAGTCGCTCCGTATGTTGGTAGTGCCGCCCTCCACCCAAAGACGGGTAATAATGGCTTTATCATCCACCTTTTGATCTTTGAGGGTAAACAAACCGCCACCCTTACCCCACTCAAAGTAATCACTTCCGCTTGGTGGAATAACCTTTGTGCCGAACTTTCCGATATGGATAGTACGCACTCCGTTGTTTTGGGTAATGCGGAACTCCAGCTTGAAATTATCCTTGCTACATAGCGATTGCAACACCTGTAGGCAGTTCTGCCGTGAAAATGATATAGTGCGTGGCTCTGTGTCCGGGCAATTCGCTTCATCAAAAGCCCACAAGCCCGGATAATCACGGTTCATATTGTATATGATCACCTTGACGAAATCCCTAATGGAATAAGTAAGGTCAAAAGTCATGGAAGTAGATTTTCCGCTTTCGTCCGTATTCCTGTATTGGGCTTTCATCAGTTCATACATCACGCCATAGAATACTGCATCATACTGGTAGTATCTATCCGTTTTCATTTCACGGGCTACACGTGTGCGGATAGTGTACTCTTCACCGCCCACTATGATTTTATCGCCTTTCTCGAAGTCCAGCAATTCAGTGGAGATAATAGACAACTGTATGTTATCATCCCCCATCAGAGATATGTTCTGCGTTGCCGATTTTATCGTACAGAACGGATCTCTGCTGAATAGCTGGATAGTGCCGCCTTTGCGCTTGATTACTTCAATTTCTCCCATATCACAATCGCATTAGTGGAAAATTCCTCTATATCCTCAATCACACCGCTAACAATAATGTCGTATTCCCCGGCTTCGGTATAAGTGTGTTCCAAAGCTACATCCGTCCCATGCACATTGAATGTGTGGCTTCCATCACCCCAATACACATTAAGGAACTTCGTGCTGGTAACGGTTATTGTAGCCTTGCTGTTGGCATTTCCGATATGGCGCAATACTTTTTTCACTGGCTCACATTCTACCAGCTTCAAAGAGAATGTGCCAACCATCAGATCGTTGTTGTATGTTCCCCAAGTCTTTTCCACATCAACCTCATCAGGCACATACACCTCATACACCAGAGGCTTTGCCTTACCGTCATACTCGCATTTCAAGCGTACCGTACCCTCTTTGTCGAATTGTTCCATGAAGAGATTTACCCAGTTTACAAACTCCGATCGGCTGGAAGCCTCTATAAAGCAATCAAGCGTGATCGTGCGCTCCTTGTATCGTGGTCGTTTCAAGTCAATAACCTTTCCGTGGTAGTTATCCCAATCCACTTCCAGACTTTCTTTCCTTTCCAACCTACCCAGAAGCCCGGAAGAAGCGGAAACATAAACGCCAAAGTCTTTAGTGTTCTTTCCGTCTATGTAGTATTCCACATCGGTATTTGCCTGCATCTTCATTACCTCCGTGGCAGACTTAGCCACATTGAACAAACGCAACTCATCAATGAGTGACTTTGTACCGTTAAGGCTCTCATCATTCAGTGATAGACCTTTCGGAGTGCCGGATATGGTATCTTTGAAGATCCGGCTTGTGTTCTGGTACACCTCGAATGTGTTGCCTGACTTCACAAAGGCAAAGAAATACCAGTTGTTAGGCATTACGCTTACCCATTGCTCCAGATAGTTATCCACTCCGTCAAAGTTCAGAAGCCAGCCCAGTTTGTTTGTTGCCGGGTACACATAGCAACACAGCGTGAAATCACCGCTTAGGGGTATCGCTTTATCTGTTTGGCATTCACCAGCACCATTCATAGACAAAGATTTACCGCTCTTCGCTATTTTGGAGAATGTTGCACCATCAGAAAGCGTTGCATCAGCCCTGCTTAATGAAAAATCGTATGCCTTGCTACCGTCCGGATCGTCAAACGGCAAGTAGAGGATTAAATTATTGTCTATCATATCCGTAAGTCTTTTTATTGGTTCGTATAATCTTAACTCTTCCACCAACGGTTTCAACGGTGGCATTACCGTACACATTCACAAGCACCTCTGCATCGCTGCCAGCCACAGCGATAGCAAGGTATGAATCATCGAAAACGTCAATGGTCACAATAGCATGATCGCCAACAGTTACAGAGGCTTTGGAGTTGTGCCGGATATAGATGTTGGAAACGGTAAACCCGTCATACTCCAGCATCGCTTTGCAGTCCCCGTTCAGCACTACATCTTTCCTGTTTTTCTCCACCACCTCATCATCCACATACACACCGTAAGCCTCACACTTTCCTTTGAAGTTCCTGCGTATGAAGTCCAGTGTTGGATAGTCATTCTTTATGCAGAAGTCTATCCCTCGTATATACAATCCAGCAAGGGAATCCACACCCAAATCTGGTTTGAGTTTCATTTGCCACAAGCGGCACAATCCCTTAGCTATTCCATCCTGTTTGATTTGATGCACCAGTTCCATAATTACGATATTCCTTGTGATAGTAATGAGTTGTCTTTGTTCTCAATCCTTTTCAGGGTTTCTTTAATCTCTGTCAGTTCATCCGCACTTACCTTTGTGTTCTGCGCTATTTGAGCCTGATAGATAATGTTCTGCTTCATAATGGCTATCTGGTCGCTCTGGTTGATCACAAAGGCATTCAACCGCCCGGCAATCACACCGCCTGTTTCCTCGCTCATAGAAGTAACAGCACCAGTAAGGGGATCGGATTCCTCTTCTTCTTCCGTCTGATCCTTGATCCAGTCACCTACACCCTCCAGAGCCATATTGAACTTATCCGCACCCTCCTTAACCATTTCCTCAAACCGTTTCTTTTCATAGTCGGAAAGTACACCGTCTTGCATAGCTTCACCAAGATAAAGCACGGCATCATTAATGGCTTTTGCAAGGAACTGGCGTTTCAGAGCTTCCACAACCGCATTTTTCAGCGTTTCTTTCGTCACTTCGCCCAATGCTTTTGCGGCATCCTCACCTTGACAATAGGCATCTACCAGCGCATCGGCAAAATCATCTATGGCGGTTTGTACATCAGTTCCGGCAAGCGTTTCAAGCATATCACGCTCCAGATCCTCAATCTGCGTGTCAATGTCCTTAATGGCTTCTTCCCATTCGGCAATCTTATTGTTGTCGGTGTCCTTTTTATCCTTTTCGGCTTGTATCTGCTGTTTAATGAGTTCCTGTTGTTCCCGGAGATTCTGTTTCTGCAATTCGTAGATCTCAAACATATCTCCGTTGTTTTGTTCTTTCTCCAGAGCGTTTTTGAGTTCCTTTATCTGTTTGGTCAGTTGGGCATATCTTAGGAAATCCCAGCTTTGCCGGGCAACAGTCCTTTGTTGCTCCAGTGCCGCTATCTCATCTTCAATGCCCTGTATTCTCTGCTGGTGTGCCGCCCTTTCCTCATCGCTGTACACCCAGAAAGTCTGATCGTAGGAGTGTTGCAGTCTATCAAAGGCATTGGATAGCGCATCCACTTCCATTTGTATGTTCTGTATTCTTTCCTCCAGTTCATCATCATTGTTAAACAGCCCGGCAATCCACTGGATAGCCTGTAAAGCAATGGATATGGCGGCAAGGATAACAGAGCCTTTTTCTGCCGTTGCTATGGCTGCTGACATGGCTATACCAGCGGTGGCAACACCCTGTATCATCGCAATAGTGGACTTTCCTGTTTCACCCAGTAAATCGCCCAGAACATCGCAACTGTTGATCGCATCATTTACGAAGTTGAAACAGCCCTCGGTTGCATCCGCAAGGTTGCTCCAGTCCGTCTTTATCTGCTTTGAAGTTTTCTTTGATCCGTCCTGCTGTTTCTTGAATACCTGTGTAAGTGAATTTCCAAGAGCCTTAAATGGGTTCACATCAAGTATCTTCTTCTTTGCCTCATCCAGTTTATCCAGAACTGCGCTAAGGTCTGCCGGATTCAGTTTCAGGTCGGCTGTATTCATCTTATCCTGAATATCCTTAACCAGCTTATCTATTTGCTCAACGGTCAAAGCATCCAAGTCGGTAAACAGATTGCGCCAACTTTCGCTCTGCATGAGGAAAGAAGCGTTTAAGGCAGAAAGAGCCTCATTCTCGCCCTCATTCAGTTTTGCCAGTATCTCTTCATTGTTTTGCGCAATGGCTTGTGAGCGCAACATCGCATACTCATCCTGAATGGCTTTCTTTTGTTCCTCATAACTCCGATAGTTGGTAAGGATCTTTTCCTGTATCTCCTTATCGGCTTCCGCCTGCTTCTCCGATACGAATAGGCTTGCTTCTGCTTGCTCATCAGCACCGACAAGCCCAGTACTTCCATTTGCCAGCCTTTCTTTGGCATCTGCTATGGCTTGCACCTTTTCGGCAAGCGTGGTGGCTTGTGATATGGCTTCCGTCACACTTTCCTTGAAAAGATCCATTGCGGACTTTGCGCCCGTGATCTCATCGTATTGCATATTCAGGGAAATAAGGTGGTTTCCCTCGCCCTCTGTCAATGTTCCGGCTTGCTTCTTCTGGTTCATTTCCGCAATCTGGTTTTCCAGATATTGTTTGAATGAAGCACCGCCTTTCAGCAAGTTTGCAAACTGTGTGTTCGCCACATCTTCGCCCAGATTCCTTACCCAGCGGAAATACAACTCATACTGCTGTTTCTTGTAGGCAATTTCACCGTCAAACAGCTTGTTTTGTTCTCTCTGGTAGCTGGTATTCTCAATGCTTCTTCTCTCATCGAATCCCTCTTGCTCCGTTGCAGTCAATCCGCCTTTTCCGGCTGCTTTACGGGCTTTCTCCAGTTCCCTTTCCTCACGGTCTATGCGATCCAGATTCTCTTTATGCTGTAAGTCCAACAAGGCTTTCCGTTTCTCATACCCATCTTCCATGATAGAGATCCGTGCCTCTTCCAGCTTGCGATCCGCTTCCAGTTGCTTATCTCTCAAAGGATCTGCATTATTAGCCTGTTTGGTGGAAGTCTTTGGCAACCTCGCTTCAAGCCCGTTTATGGTTTTAGTCAGTTCCTTGTATTTGGCACTGTTGATAACCACATTGGAACGCTCTTCTTTTAGTTGCTTGATACGCTCGTTTATGCCCGATTCCGTGTTAAGGTTGGCAGTCTTGGTGTCCCTTGCGCCCGTTAGCTCATCCATCAGCTTTTTAAGGCTCTGTAGTTCCGTTGTGTCCGCCTCAACCTTGACTTTCTTTGCATTGAGCGTATCAATTTGTGTTTGGGTTTCCTGTATCTTCTTATCAAGCTCTTCAAAGGACATACTTACATAGTCCACGCTGTCAGTTACTGGCGTGGCATCCTTTGGGGAAAAATAGGCACTAAGGCTATTATCAACTTGGTTAATAGCCTCATTCATTTCCTTAGCCTTGTTGATCTGTGAGGTAAGGTAGGATTCAACTATACCCTTGAATCCTGCTATCTCCGCATCGGTGGCTTTTGTCGCTGCCTTTGTGGAGTTCAATATGCTTGCTACTACATCATTGTATTGCTTGGTGAAAGCATCACCGGACATGGAAGCCAGTAATTTTGCGTTATCCTCAATCTGGCTTCTTATGGCTTCCTGTACAGCACCTCCCATGTTCCGTATGTTTTCAGAGGCTTCATATATCGGAACTTCGTATGAATCTCCACCAGTGCTACGGTTCGTTACCGTCCTTGTCTTTCCAGTATCATAGCTTGCACTCCCCAGATTCTTTATGAAGTTTGCATAGTTTTCATCCGACTTCTCCAGATATTCCTGTAGTTCCTGCTCGACATACTTAGCCTTGATCTTCTCGGCTGTAGTCTGCTGGATTGCGGCTGTCAGTTCTGCATACTTCAACTTTTGCTCATCAATGGTGGCATTCTCATCCAGCAAGGTTTTGTTATACTCCTTGCAAATCGCATTCACCTTGCGAATGGCATCACCATGCGTTTTTGTACCTTTCTCTGTGTTGCGGAGAATGGCAAACAGCAAATCCAGATTATCAATCTGCTTTTTGGTGGTGTCCTGAAATTCTCCCATTGCATCGGTGGCTTCCTCTTCGGAGCTTTTGAACAATGTGAGCGCACTAACCAGCATTCCAACCAGTGAAAGAATCCACCCGATAGGATTGCTCTTCATGGAAGCCCAAAGAGCTTTCATTGCAAGGGTGGCTTTCTTCGTGATTGATGTTAATGCAGTCGTAACAGCCCCCTGTGTAGTCTTTGCCGCTGTGTCCGCAACAGAAGCGGCTGTAGCCTGTTTTGTGGCTGTAGCCTCCAACTGCTTGCGTTTGGTGTATAAGTCCGTTTGAGCGGCTAATGCGGCTTTTCTGGCGGCACTCTGGTTGTCCTGTGCTGCCTCCAGTTTCTTTTCAGCCGTTGCAATTCTGGTGGCATCCCCGGCTTGCCTTGCCCAATACAATTCATACCGTGCCATTTCGGTTGCTTGCATGGCAGAAACAGCCGTTTGTTTGGCGGATTCCATCTTTTGTGCTGCCGCCTTGACATCGGTACGCATAGCCTCCAGAGTGGCGGCATTGTTCCTTTGCTTCGCTGCCACTTCTTGCTCCAGAGCGGCACGATATACGGCACTCTTAGCCGATAGGTCGGTTTTGCTAAGTGCCTCCCTTTGCTCAACCGTCAATACAGAGGTAGCCACTGCCTCATAATTGGCAGAAGAGGTGGTAAGGTTAAGGTTTGATAAGTACTCCTGCTGTTGGGCTGTCAATAACTGCTGTATGGTGGCAATGCGGAGTTTCTTTACCAGATTGGCTTGCTCTTCCGCTGTAAGCTCCTTTTGCAAGGCGGCAACATGAGCCTGTTGTGCGGCTGTCATAGCCTTTGTTTGGGCTGCTGTTTGTCCCGTTATGTTGGCTTCCGCTTTCAGTAGGGCGATCTTAGCCTGCTTAACGGTATTGTCTATCATGGCAACACCCGTGTAGCCCTTAGTTGCAAGGGTATTCAACACGATTGCCGCCTTATAGCTTCCGTAAGCAATGGTAACAGCCTGTACGATACGGATAATCTGATCCATATTCTCCACAAGGTCTATCGCACCCTGAATAGCCCCAGTGAACAAATCCTGATTATCCTGTCCGATCTTGTTGAGCGCACTATCCCAAGCATCGCCCAAGTTGGAAAGCATACCAGTAAGCGACTTGCTTTGCTCTTGCATGAGGTTGAAGTAAATACCGCCCTCACTGGTCATGTTCTTAAATGCCTTTTCAACTTCCGGGAATCCAACTTTACCCTCCGTTACCAGCTTGTTCAGTTCCTGCCTGTCTGCGTTAAGCACCTTTCCCAACTCTTCATAGATAGGAATACCACGCCCGGCAAACTGGCGAATATCCACCGTGTATGCCCTGCCTTGCGATCTCAATGTTCCATACAGATAGATAAGATCGCCAAGTGGCGCACTCACACCAGAAGCCACGTTTCCAAGCATCACGATCTCATCTACCACGCTTTCCACATTCGAGCCGAAAGCAAGCATCTGTTTTGCTCCTTGCGCTATGCTGGTAAGGTCAAACGGAGTTCTGGCGGCTGTATCTACCAGTTGCGACATAAGCACCTGTGATTTTTCGGTACTTCTCAACATGGTATTGAAAGCCAGTTCAAGTTGCTGGAACTGCCCACGCACTTGCACTATGCTTTGCACAAGGCTCATCATTCCTTGCCCAACAAGGTAGGAAACAATATATCTCGCTCCGTTTTGCGCAAAGGTCAGAAACGATTGCTCCATGCGGTTTGCTTCCAGCACGGCATTATCAGAAGCGTTTTTGATATAACGCCCCATCGCTTCGCTTGATACCTTGAAATCATCTATATCAAGAGTGGCTTTGAATGCTAATGCTCCACCTATATTTTCCATACTAAATTAAACCTTTGACATAGTTCTTAATATCTTCTTTCGTTTTGAGTTCCCTATGGATAACCTTGCCTCCCTGCGGTGGTTTCGGCAACCCGTTCTCATCCGTTTCTGTTTTCGGCATCGGCTTAGTCTTTGCCATATCTGCCAACATGATCTCTACATTCATCCAAGAGATACCCCAGAGCAAGTAATCATAGCTCCAGCCGAATAGTTTCAGCAATTCCGCACGATTACCCCACGGGCTGTTTAGCCCTGTTACTCTATCATATCCGCTCTGCTCTTCGGTTTCGTTGTCCCTACTTCCCTGATTGATATGATAGAGGACGTAAAACCCCCGGCATTCATCATCTGGCTTATCACATCGGCAAGCTGCTTCAAGCGTGGTACGGTCAGATGCTCAATGAAGAAGTCACGGAGTATCTTTGTCTGTTTGCTTACGGGATTGGTGATTGAGCCGTTGTTGATTACTGCAACTGCGGCTATCTCTGCCATGAGGGAAATGTACTTGAAATACTTCTTAGCCTCTTGCGTGGGCTGTTCCTGTATCTTTTCCTCATTGAGTTCTATTTGTAGGTACAGTTTCCTCAAATAGTCAATAGTACCCAGATAGAGCGGCTTTATATGGAACTGGCGCATATACACCTCAACCATCTTTCCCTTATCGGTGTCCGGCAATTCCATCACAGAAACATTCCAATCTTTCGGAATCCGCCTGTCATGCCATACCTTGACATGGTTAGGGAAATGTTTGTTCCACCAGCGTACCCACTTAGGAGGCTTTACCGGGTTAATCTTCAAAGGCACGGAGAATTTAACTCCCATCTGAATTAGTGCCTGTATTGCTTGCTCTTCTATTTCAAGCTGTTGTTCTCTTGTTAGTTCTTTGGGCTTCTCTTCCATATACGTTGCTGTTAAAAAGAAAGCCCCCTACGTTGTTTGCAGGAGGCTTTCCTGTTACATTTAAGCATCAGGATTACGCTTTAGTCGGGTCGGTCATTGCCTCATCAACCTGTAACTCCGCTTGATACTGGATAGTCAGAGGAACAAGGCAGATACCCGTCTTTGAGTAAGTAATCTCAAACTTCGGAATGATACGGACATTGGCGCATCCAACGAAAATACCCTCTTCGGGCTGCTGCCAAATCGCCCATTCTTTGTAAGGCAACTTCTTCGGTCGTGTCCATTTCCTTGATCCTTTCTGCCCAGAGATAGTACCACCGAAGTATCTTGAAAGCAATTCCAGATCAGGATCCATCAGAGAAAGGTTTACCGTTGTTTCGGTTTCGCCTACCTGTGTAAGTTTCCTGTTGGAAGTTTCAGACTTATGTACGGTGGTTTCCGGGTCGGAATCCACAAGCTGACAAGTATCCTGATACACATCGCCAAGATCTAACCAATCCGTGCCTTTGGCTGGCATAGAGCCATCTTCTTTTGCTTCGGCTACATAGATCTTCTTTAAGCCCATTGCTGTATATACTGGCATAGTCGTAAAAATTTATTGGTTCAACTTCTTTTCTCTTACTGTTATCTCTAAAGCGATAGAAACAAAGTGTTCGTTATGTTCCGGCTCTTTGATAGGGGGATTGATCAAACCGATATTCCAGTTGTAACCGCTCCCTTTCTCGTAGTGGTTCTGAAGCACTGCAATCACTTGTTTCCTTATCGCTATCAGTCTTTGGTAGTCTATCCTATACACGGGTGGATTCTTGCGCTTGCTCACTATGTCCGGCACATGAATGTTTACGTTGATTTGCCCGAAACGCACGGTCTATCGCATGGGGTACTATAATCACATCTTCTTTGCTGTAGTCGTTACGCTCGTAGTCAATGCTGCCTGTAATCATGGTTTTTACCTCACTTTCCATCAGCATTTGATACACCCGTACCGCTATTTCTTCCGTTGTAATCATAACACACCTCCGAATAATTCATTTGCCTTTGCCTTAGCTTTAGCCATAAGCGTATTCATGGCGGCTGGAAAATCCTTTTTGGCTTTCAATTCCGCTGGCAGAATCACATTGTACCCCTTAGCCTCAACGTAGGCTGCGTAATTCATTCCGGCTACTATAATGAGAGAGAAAGCATCCGGCAAGCTGTTAGCCATCTGCATAGCCACATTAAGGCTTGCTTTAGCCCCCTCATTGTTAGGCTGGTTTTCCTCACTAAAGTATTCCAGTTTCTTGTTACGCACTATCGCATAGGATATTGAGTTTGTAAGGTTGCCCGTCCTGTCAGTATAGCTGTGCTTCTCCTTAGCGTACTTCACAAGGCTTTCGCCAAGAAACTTCAAAAGGTAGAGTGTAGCGTTTTCAAGCCTTACTTGAAACGCTGCCACCGCCTTTGAAATGACACTGCTATGATTGTTGATCGGAACTATCCCCATATCTCAATGTATCTTCTGTTAAGGTTATCCACGCCTTGAATCTCGAAAACTGACACCTTGCCATCCTCGCTTGTTATCTGTACTGGCGTTGCTATATCCAGCGTACCTTTGAAGCACTTCGGTATAAGTACATCGTAGGTATAAGTGAATACTTGCCCGTCCGTACCGATTTTCTGTTTGGCTGGCACGAAAGTTTCTATCTGGCACTCACAACCGTTGATCCAGTCGCCCGTTTGAGGCTCTGAAACAATAAATCCGGTGTTCGGATCTCTTTGCCCGTCCTGAATCTCCTTGTATTTGAAAGTACCGTTATATCTCATGGCTACCACCTGTTAGATCCGTCCGTGATAGACGATATTTCCACAAAATCCGACACTTCCAGACCGTTTTCACTGCAAATAGCCTTGATACGGTTCTTTAGCTCATCCACATCATATCCTTGTGAGGATTTGCCCATGCTGTCACTCGTAAGGACAACCAGTTTCTTTAATACCTTGATAGCGGCAATGGCAATAGGTTTCCTATCGGCTTCCGCATCGTATTCGGCATCCAGATCGCCCACATTTGCATCAGCAAGAGCCTTTTTCAATGTGATAGGGCTTACGGTGTACGGTTCAAGTTCACCGATCAGAGCATCGTATTTTGTCAGATTTACCATCTTTAGACCTCCTTGTTAAGAATTTCAGAGAGTGAAGCGGCTTGCTCTTCCGTCAGTTCATCCAGCTTCTTGGAAACGCCTTTTACTCCGGCATTCTTGGCGGCTGGATTGCCGATTTCTTCAAGTGCTGCTTTCACCTCATCAAGTCCGTATTCTTTCTGCTGGAATGAGATTGTTTCAGGCTTCTTCTCATCAGCCTTTTCATCATTCCCATCATCAACAGAAGTAATCTCACACATACCACGCTTCACAAGGTCGTTTACCCTGCTTAGGTCGTTTGTGGTAAGAAGATCGCCAGACTTGTAAATAGTCTGGTGATCATTCTTATCTCTGAAAGGCTTTAATACTACCAGTTTCATAGTTTAGCCCTCCATAAGAGCATCAATGCCCTCAAACTCCTGCTTGGTGCAATACATACGCTCGTTTCCGTTGGCATCTGCCGGGATCGTCTTTTCGGAAATGCCTCTTACCTGCATACAGATAATGGCATTAATATCCGTAATGATAGGCAGCAAGCGTCCAGATCCTTGCGTAACTTCACCTGCTACCTGACCAGTGGATTCACCAGTACGCCACTTGGCGATACGGATTCCGTTACCAGCGTTCATGTAGTCCACATCGTCCTCTTCCATGAGTTCGCTGTCCTCAATAGACGGCTGGATTTCACCGATAACTCCGGCTGGCTTGATACAGATAAAGTTGTGATTCCACGGCTCAACAGATCCACGCTTACCGTCCTTGTCCTGTCCCATCTTACGGGTGACAACCGTAATGTTCGGGATTTCGTTTTCACCCAAAAGAGTTTCCAGTTGGGTTTTGGTGACGGTCTGCGCCTGTTTGTCGTTTCCATGCACCAGCAAGCGTGTGGTTTGATCCATACGCAACCAGTAGTAGAGATCCTGCGACATCAGGATTTCGCCCGGCTCAATTCCCTTTTGGCGAAGATCGGCACAAATGGCAGCAAGCACCAGAACTGGGCTTAACTTGCCTGCCTTAGTGTTTGCCGTAGTCCAGTTGAAAGCCGAAACGAGCTTGTTAGCCTCATCCATGTTGTAGTCGATCTCAAACTCCCTACCACCCGGATTGTTGATAGCTGGTTTGAACTGTGCAACACCCCAGTTGGAGAATGCCATAAGCGCAATGAAGTCCATGACATCTTTGCAGCCCAGATAGGCATCCTGCACATCCGCTTTGAGCGTCTTTTCGATCTCCCTAACCTTTTGAGCCTCCGAAAGACGGGGATTCTCGTACACTTCCATCAGCTTGCGATAGGTACGGGCTGGCATAAAGAACTTGTGACCCACACGGGGTATCTCCTTAGTCCAAATATCGAAGCCGTCAGAGCGTCTTTGAGGGGTAGGTGATTCATCAGCAAGCAGCGTAGCCATGAAGCGCAACCGATACTTGCCCATAATTCCCTCCGCTGTCAGTGACATTTGAGGGGTATTGTAGGTAAACCAGTTATCGGAGTACATCTTCTGGAACAAGGCTACTTCCCTTTCAGAAGCCTTATCGAAAGCCTTGCGCCACGTTGCCAGAAAGTCAATGGGTCTGCCATCCTTGTACAGACCTTTGAATTTTGAATAAATTGATTTCATGCGTTATCCTCCTTTCTTTAGAATGATTGAGTGAGTTTAACGTGCGGATTGGCTTTCAGGAACTTTCCTGTAGTGTCTTTCTGGCTTGCCGGGATAGGCGGAACACGCCTTTCATACATTGCGTATTGCATTGTATCTGCCGAAACATCAATGCCAGTTTCAAACTCGCTTACCTCCACATCGTAGATAGTTACAGCGTTAGCCTCACCGATTTCAGCGGCATTGGAAGATTTATCCACTACCTCCACCAGTACATCATCCTTAGCAAGCCCGGTGATTTCTTTGGAAAGCGTGATAATGTAGTTTTCGTTCTTAGCCTCAATCTTGGAGATAGAAACAGCATCGGCAAAAGTGCCAGAAATAGCACCAGCCTTAGCCACCTTATCGCCAACAGCGAAGCAAGGAGCAAAAAACTCATCCACCAGCAAGCGAACGATCTTCTTATCATCGCCATCCACCTCCACCACCTTAGCGGTTTTCACCACGCTAACGAGCCGGGTTTGCTCATCGTAGATTGCAAGAGTTCCAGCCGGGATAGTGTCGCCAACATTGAAACGCTGTTTGGTGACATCCAGATTGAAACCGCCTTGCACAATAGAGGGGCTACCCGTAAATATCGGGCGTTCCCCTGTAAATGAGTGCTTTTTCCTTTTCATTGCGATTTTATTTAACAGTGATTGATTCCAGCAAGCTATCAGCAGCTTCATCTATCTGTTTTTCGCTTGCCGCTTTAGAACCCTCTGAATCATCAGGCGCAAGACCTGCCGTAATGAAGTCTTGTTTGAGATTTGCTACAGCCTCTTCTATATCCTCATCATCGGATATGGATTTGGCGAAGCGATCACGGAACTTAGCCGGAATCTTGTGCTTTGCCATAGCAGCGTTAATATCCGCCATTCGCTTTGCCTTGTTTTCGTCAGCCTCATACTTAGCCAACTTCTCTTCCAGAGCCTTAATCCGCTTCTCATTCGGATCATCCTTTTTGTTGGGATCATCGCCAGAGCCTTTGCCGCCCTTATCGTCTGGATCGTCATCTTCTTCGTCCTTTTTCCCTTTTTTTGAATCATCCTTTTTCTTGTTTGCCCATCTGGTAGCTTCTCCCTGACTTTCAGTAGCCACGTCAGCTATCAGGTTTGCAGTCGTTTCAATCGCTGCATCATCGGTCGAATCATCCTCAATGCTGCCACCCAATTTTTCGGTTATCGCTTTAAGGTACTTCTCCGATAGACCAGTGTCCTTACACAAGTCCTTGACCTTTTCAAAGAGTTTCTTATTCATACTTGAATTGCATTTATAGTCCGTTAATATGTGACTTCTACAGCGCAAATATAGAAAATAATTCCGTAGAAATGTGTTTATTGAACACAGAAAATTTACCGAGTTAATGTATTTATTTTCTGTATGTTAGAAAATTGATTAGAGTTTTACAGAGAAATTCTCCGCAAATTATTTGGTATATTACAAATAACACACTATATTTGCACTGTGTTTAAGGAACACACATAACAAGAATAGCAACAATAAAAGATTTCGGATATGAATAAGAAAGAGTTTGAAGAAAGAACAGGATTAAAGGTACAAGATGATAGCTACTCTAAGATAGAGGAAAGCTATATGAAAACAGACCTTGACAAAGATCAGTTCTGTAAGTTGTGGGTGGAAAACCCGGATGCGCTAAGAGAGATCGAAACGAAAACGGTGCTGGTTCGTGAGCTTTACGAAGAGCGCAAGAGCCTTGCAAACTTCTTGATTGATCAGGCTGAAAAATGGAGTGCATCAGACTTGCGAGAAAAAGCAATCGCCATGATAGGTGAAAGGGAATATCTAAGGCGCAAGATTGCCAGAGGATATAACCTTTGGGATGCCGATAAAGAGTTATTGGATAACATTTTAAGGAAATAAGATTATGAGCGCAAAGACGCACCTAACAATGAATAACTTAAAAACAAAAAGACATGGAAGCAACGATTAAACAAGTACAGGAAATAGTATCAGTTCTTACAGAGGAACAACAGCAGCTATTGAAAGACACTATCAACTATGGTGCATGGGGTGATGCAGATATGGAATTTCTGGATGAGAACGGGAATATAGAAACAGTCGGAATGTATGGCTATTGTACCAATGATGCAAAAGAAGCCGGGCATTTTTCGGGTAGAAAGGTTGCCGCAATGTTCCGATCAATCTACAAAAAGCTATGCCCGGCAAACCGAAACCAGACAGGCAGATATATTTCCCACTGTAACGACTGGTGGGGTGATGGTTCAGGCGATATGCTGTTTATCAGACATAGTTACTATAGAGCCTTTGAAGAGTGGGCAAGACAATAACAAAACGGGTGGGGAAACCCACCCTTAACCAACAAATGCAACATCGAATATGAATAATCCAATTTACATCAGAGTGCTACAGCACGATAAGAACGACCAGATACGCATAGGTGAAGCCTTTCCAGCTACAGACTTGGAACAGGTGGAAAAGAACATAATAGCCCAATATGAAGCAAAAACAGCTTGGTGTGGCGGCTTCAAAGTGGCGTGTGAACGGTACTACAAGCGCATTGCAATAGTCAATGCCGTTAATCTTGGAATAATGCGATTGATTTATAACGAATAACTACGGATATGGGAATACTGAAAGATGCAATACTGAATGCCCTAAAAGAGCAGGGTGTAGAAGCGGAATGGGTAGGAGAAAAGCCCAGAGTGTTGAAAACGGCTGCACAAAGCAAGTATGATGATCTGCGCAAGGTGGAGCGGAACTATACCAGAGGCGTACACAAAGCAAGAAAGGAGAACAGATAATATGGAAACAACTATTTTCATACCAACAAATAATAGAACTTGTATAAATCGAATAATCGGATATGATATAGAAGATCTTGTAAAAACGTCACTCAATTACATACATAGATCAAGAGATTTTTATGAGGATAGTATAAGAAACGACTTAAAAGATCACGGAGCATCTATAGTAAGCTGCCATGCAAGTATAGAAAGCGGAATAAAAATATATTATGATCCAAACCATGAAATTTCTCTTGATGATCTTGCAACTCTATCAGGTAGCGAAATGTGTCGTAAATATCCCAAATTTCACCCTATGGCAAAAAAGGAGGTATGTAATGATAAGCCCTGAATTTGAACAACATATAATAAACTGGGTAAATACTCCAGATGAAGTACATATAAGGAGAATAGTTGAAACATACAAAGATAAGTTTCCGGCAATGGCTTCTATATGCGCTATTACTCACTGTGAAATGGAAGAAGCGTATAAGATATACGATCAGTACAAAAAACAATTAGAATCAGAAAATAAATGAAAGCAATTATTGTTTATTCAGGTAAGGGTGGAGTAGGAAAGACTACTACAACAGCCAATATTGCAAGGTTATTTGCAGAGCAAGGTAATAAAGTTTTTATCATAGACGCAGATATAAATACCCCATCTATGAATACAGAATTTTCTGGAGATCACCCGGAAGATAACATTTGGATTCATTCTTCTGGAAATATGTTTGATAACTTTATATATCTGGAAAAGTCTATGGTAAGGCAGTATCTCGAACTGGCAAAAAAGAAACTCCGGCTTATTAACCCTGATTTCGTTCTTATAGACACTCCACCGAGTGTTACAAATGTTCACATTGAGTTGCTTAGTAGGATAAAAGTTAGCTATGTATTGTTTGTAACACAGCCAACAAAATTAAGCACAAAAGACGTGATACGAACAATGAATTTCTTTCACGAAAAATGCGGAAAGGTAAAATGCGGTATTGTAGAAAACATGTGCTATGATAACGAGAAAAGAGAATATCCGATAAAACTTGTTGCACAAATCCCCATGCAGGACAAAATGAATACCGGGAATTTGCTTCATAATGCAAAAGAAGAATTTCAAAAGATAATTGATGAAGTAGTTTCAAGTGAAAGCGTTGTACTTGAAGAATACTCTACAGAAAATGGATATGATGAGAGTTTTGATATTGTTGAAATGTGCCTTACTGGTTCACGGAGTAGTTACGTTCAGCATGAACTTAAATATGATGATGGAACTGAAAAAACACTAAATCTTCCAGCACCCAAATTTTTATCCGTTAGGACATGGGAACATGTACGACATTATATATTAAACCACGATGATACAGGATTCAAATTTGATGCAAGGATTGATAAATGCGATACAAAAATTGTGGGTAGAACGGTAAATCATTTTAAGAATGATGAGAACGCATATTTTATGGTAATAAATGCTCCTAATACGGAAGTTCATCTTATCACAGGCGAGATAGGTATATGCTCATTGCTTACAGGTCAGAGATACCATTATGAAATACCGAGAGTAAGTTATCAAACAAGTAAGGGTAATGTTGTTTTGTTCCCGGATGAAGTTATGCCAGTAGATATGGAATTGCTACAACAACAAATAAACGAGGGATATATCATGTTAAGCGATGGTAGATATTTACCGCCAAAAGAAACAGTAGAATGTTGTTATAATGTTTTTGGGGCAAGAGTTGGATTACTTGATAATTGGGAGGACATTTATAATGAATGGATCAATTAGTACCATATTAAAATTTAACAGAGTAATTGATAGAGTAACTGATAAAGTACGAGAGAAGTAACTAATAGAGTAACGGAGATATTCATAAAACTATAAAACTAATATATAACTAAGAT